AAGGCCGGATGGTATGGATGCGTCGGAGCTGGGGACGTGGCGGGCTGCGTCGGCGTTTTGGTCACCAGCTCGTGAACGGTTGATCAGCTCGAAGTGGGAGCGCGCGGTTCGGGGTGAGCAGGACCCGGAGCTGGATGATCCTGACCCGTTGGCGGGGTTTGAGTCGCAGTATTTGAACCGTTGGCAGTTGAAACTGGGTGCGGGTGGTGCCCTGCCTGGGTGGTCGGATCTGGTGACCGAACGTGTCCCGCCGGCCGCGGAAGCGCTCGGGGTTGCGGCGGACGTGTCTGGTGCGTGGTTTTCGCTGGGGGCGTTCGGTTCAGATTTTGTGGCGCCTGTGTTGCGGTGGCGGGCAGCGGATGGTGTGGGTCAGTTTGTGCGGCAGGTCGCCGACGTTGCGTTGCGGCGGTCGTTGCCGGTCGCGGTTGGGTCGAAGGGTGCGGCTGCGTTCATGATCCGGGACCTTGAGGATGCGGGCGTGTACGTGATTCCGACGTCGTTTGATGATTTTGTGCAGGCGTCAGCGGATTTCGCGGACGCGGTTGAGACGGGGATGATCACGCACGGGGCGATGCCTGAACTAGATAGTGCGGTGTTGGCGTCGCGGTGGCGGAAGGTTGGGGACCGTCGAGCGTTGGATACGCGTGGCGCGGATGTGTCCATGTTGGAGGCTGTGGCGTTGGCGCGGCTGTTGGCGGTGGGTTCTATGGCTGGCCCGCCCACAATCTATTAAGAGTTGGGAGGTGTCGTAGTGGGTTTCTGGGACCGTTTGACCGGCGCTGACGCGACCCCCAACGGTAACGTGGGCACACCCCCTTCTGTTGGCCCCGGATACCGTCCCGGCGACCCCGACGGTGTCGAGTTCGAGGATGCGGAATCCACCGGGAACCGGATGGCGTCCATTCTCACGTCACCGTGGGATGGGTGGCCCGCCGAATGGTCCACCCCGGCGTGGACGCAGAACGGGCGGGTAGGTGAGCTCGTCGACGCCGCGTGGGGTGCGATCGACTTGAACGCTTCCGTCATGTCAGCGATGCCCGTGTACATGACCCGCAACGGGGATGTTCTTGAGCCGGCGACGTGGATGACGAACCCGGACCCCATGATTTACACGTCATGGGCGGAGTTCGCGAAACAGCTGTTCTGGGACTACCAGCTGGGTGAAGCGTTCGTGCTACCCATGTCGACTGGTGCCGATGGGTGGCCGCTGAATTTTCGGGTGATCCCGCCGTGGCTGGTGAACGTGGAGATGGGCCCTGCCGGCCGGGTGTACAACATCGGGTCACTGGATGTGACCGACGAAATCCTGCACATCCGGTACACGTCGACCACCGACAGTCCGCGGGGGGTAGGGCCCCTCGAGTCGGGGAAGTACCGGCTGATCGCCGCCGGTGTTCTAGCGAGGTATGCGGCGGAGGTCGCTCAGGGCGGCGGGATCCCGTATTACTGGTTGGAGACTGAGAAACGTCTCACCCCGGAAGAGGCTGCCCTGTTGAAGAGGCAGTGGTGGGAGGCTCGGACGTTGAACCCTGGTCAGCCGCCGATCATGACGAACGGGGTTAAGGCGAACCGGATGCAGTTCACCCCCGCCGAAATCGGCTTAACCGAGCTCGCTCAGTTCAATGAGTCCCGGATCGTCACCATGCTTGGTGTGCCGCCGTTCCTGATGGGTTTGCCGTCCGGTGGGGACTCGATGACCTACTCGAACGTGTCCAGCCTGTTCGACTTCCATGACCGTGCATCACTGCGTCCGAAGGCGAACGCTGTCATGTCTGCTCTGTCTGGGTGGGCGTTGCCGCGGGGGAAGTCGGTTGAGCTGAACCGGGACGAGTACTCGAGGCCGGCGCTGAAGGAACGGGCTGAGTCGTACAAGATCCTGTCCGACGTCGGCGCGATCTCCGTTGACGAAATCCGAACCATGGAACGGCTGCAAGGTGACGCGCCCACGCCTCCGCCGCCCCCGGCGCCGCTGGCTGCGCCGGCGCAACCGCAGGAGGACACGATGGCAGCCGCAGCGCTAACAGGTGGACAGACATGACCGAACTAGAACCATCTCCCGCTAACACGGAAGCACCCACCGTCGCGGTCGAGTACCGGTCGTCGAACGTTGCCGGTGTGAATTTCGCCCAACGCATCATTGAGGTGATCGCTGTCCCCTGGGACCAGGAAGCGGCAGTCGAGTATCGGGGTGAAATGTGGCTGGAACGGTTCCTCAGGGGCGCATTCGACGGTATCGAGAAACGCGCTGGCCGGGTCCGCGTCAACCGCGACCACGACGGTCGCCGCACCGTCGGGAAGGTCGCCTCTTTCTATCCGTCCCGTGACGAAGGGCTTGTCGCGTCGGTACGTATCGCTCAAACCCCCCTCGGTGATGAGACTCTCGCGTTGGCGGATGAGGATTGTTTGGGTGCGTCGGTGGGGTTCGCGGTCCGCGGGTCTGACCAGGACCTGAACCGGCAAACCAAAGCCCGGATCATCAAACGGGCGTTCATGGATCACCTGTCATTCGTTCCCGACCCCGCGTACACGGGTGCGGGTGTCCTGTCTGTCCGCACCGCTGAACAGCAGGTGTCGGATTTAAAGCCGTTGGTGACTCCGGAGCTTGACGAGGCCCGCGCGTGGTTCACCGAGTTCCAAGCATCACTCAAGCGTTAGATCAAACGTTTCAACCCAGCGTTACCGGCCCCCCAGATGTGGTCGCCTCGACGAATGAGGCGGGTCGTAGTGGACGCTCACTGGCCAAGAGGGCCTCAACCAGAGATGACCTAAACCCTCTTCATAGGAGTAACCCCAATGTCCGACCTCACCACCCAGAACGACGCCATGATCGGTCGTATCGAACGCGAAATCGAGGAGCGCACCGCGTTCGTCGAAGGCATCATCGGTAACGCCCAGGACCAGGACCGCGACCTCACCGACAACGACAAGGAGATGCTGAAGAGCGCCCGCGGGCGTCTCGACAGCCTCAAGGAGCAGGCTGACACCCTGTACGACTCCCGCACCCGTGTCACCGAGGCCCGCAGCCGCGCCGTCCAGGTCGGCACCGAACTTGCCCGCCTCCGTCAGCAGGCCGACAACGGTCCGATCGAGTACCGGTCCGCCGGCGCCTACCTGTCCGACTACATCGCCGCCTCCACCGGTTCCCGTGACGCACATGAGCGCCTTGAGGTGTTCACCCGTGCCGCCGCTCACCAGAAGACGCCCGACAACCTCGGTGTCGTCCCTGACCCGATCGTTGGCGGAGTCATCAACTTCATCGACGCATCCCGTCCGCTCGTCAACTTCCTCGGCCCGCAGAACCTGCCGTCAGCTACCTGGTACCGGCCGAAGGTCACCCAGCGGACCCTCGTGGCCGCTCAGGGTTCCGCTGGTGCAGCTGCCGATGAGAAGGCTGAGCTGACGTCGCAGAAGATGACGATCACCCGGCTCACCGGCAACGCCGTCACCTACGGCGGTTACGTGAACGTGTCCCGCCAGGACATCGACTTCTCGCAGCCGTCCATGCTCGACGTCGTCATCAACGACCTCGCCTCCCAGTACGCCATCCAGACCGAAGCCGCTCTCGGTGTCCTGGTCAACGCGCAGGCCAACAACGTGGAACTCGCACCGGTTGCCGCTGGTGGTAGCCCGTCTGCGACTGAGCTGGTCGCTGGTTTGTGGACGGCTATGGCGAACGTGTACGCCGCCACGAAGGGTGTCGGTCGTGTCGCCCTCGTTGTGCCGCCGGCCCGGCTCGGTGCGTGGGGTGGAGCGTTCGCTCCGGTGAACCCGCAGAACGCCCAGTCTCAGGGGTTCGAGGCCGGGAACTTCGGTTCCGGTGTCGTCGGCTCCATCTCCGGTATCCCGGTGATCTGCTCACCCTCCTACCCGGTGACCACCAACCACTACGGTGCCGTCATCTCGTCGGCAGCGGTTGAAGTGTATGAGCAGCGCATCGGCGCCCTCCAGGTTACCGAGCCCAGCGTGCTGGGTGTGCAGGTCGCCTACGCCGGCTACTTCACCCCGATGCTTATCGAGACCGCTGGCGTTCAGCGCATCGTCAACCTCACCTGATTCCGAATACGAAAGAGGAGAGTACGACAATGTTCGAGAGCGAAGACGGATACCTCACTGGTTCCATCGACGTCAGCAAGCTTGACTCCCACAAGCCCAAGTCCGACGAGGCGAAGGCACAGCTGGAAGCCCTCAAGGCCGAGAACCAGGCTGGTCGGGACGCTCTGGCACGGCAGGCGGAAGCTGTCGCGGTCGCTAACCCCGATCAGGACGAACCGCCGGCAGATAACCGTGACATTCAGGGCAAGTCCGTCCCAGTCGATGACTCATCTGATGACGGGGACCTTGACGGGCTCCGTTCGGAAGCGGAGGCCGCCGGTGTGAAGGTTGACCGTCGTTGGGGTGAGGACCGTCTCCGTGAGGAGCTCGCCGCCGCATCGAAGGGGAAGGGTAAGCGCTGATGGCTACCACGAACTTCCGTGAGGACTACCTGGGCCGGGACTTGGTTGCCCCGACCGTCAATGCGCTCGACTATCTGGGGCGGGTGGTGACTTCCACTGTCGGATACTCCGGTATTCCGTTGCGGAGGGTCATCCGACCCATCTCGGGCGCGGTTACCTTGGGTCAGGAAATCCAGGTCACTGATGGTAAGAAGTACATCGTCACCATCGCTGGAACGTCGGGGGCGGCTGACCCGACTCCGCCGGCTGTCGGGGCGACCGTCGCTGACGGTACCGCCACCCTGCTCCGTCAGAAGTAACAACTAGGTTCGGGAGGGGTCGTTCAATGGCTGACATGTTGGCGACCCCTTCCGACCTGAACGCGTGGCTCGGTAAAACCGTGGCCACCGACTCAGCGCTAGTGGCGTTGGAGACGGCAACCGGTTGGGTACAGGCAGAGCTGCGGCAACGGATCGTGGCAGTCTCCAACGAGGTAGTCACGTTGCGTGGTGGGTACCGGTCGTTGTGGCTGCCGGAACGCCCCGTCACCGCTGTCGGTGTCGTTACCACCACCGACAAGAAGGGTGTCGTCACCGCCCGCACCCTTAACACCCACTATTACGTGATCCGTGACGAGCTCCGCTACGCCGGCGGGTACTGGCCCGAACTAGTTACCGTCACCTACTCCCACGGGTACACGCAGATCCCGCAAGCCATCCGCGGAGTCTGTCTATCTGCCGCTTCCCGCGCGTACGACAATTCAGGGTCACTACGGTCCGAGGCAGTTGGCGGCGTGTCTTGGACCGCTGCCGGTGGAGCCGACGACATCGGTCCTGGCCTCACCGCTAGTGAACGGGTCGCGTTAGACCCGTTCCGGCAACTTGTGGTCGCCTGATGCGGCTCCTTGACACGGTCACCCGCCGGCGCGGTACCGACACTGGCGGGTCTTACGGGTCCACCACTATCGACTGGACGAATCCGGCGCTAGCCGATCTCGCGGCGGAGGTGTACGCCCCCTCTTCCACCGAAGATGTCGACCTCGCGCAACGGGTTGAAGCGCAGTACATTGTGCAAAACTACGGCAACGCTGACGTCAAATCCGTCGATCGGATTGACTGGCAAGGCGATACGTACGAGATCGCCAGCGGTATCGATAAACTGTCTATGCACGGCACCGTCCTCTCACTCAAATACGCTATCCGCCGCGTCACCGGCGGCTGACATGCCGCTACCGCTGCTCCCCGACGACGTTGAACTGACACGGCAAGCCGCACTCGCACAGACGGCGCTCACCGCTTACGTCGGGGCCCGCATGTACGACCGGGTCCCCGCTACGCCGACGTGGCCGCTGATCGTGTTCACATCAGTCGACGACAACGAAGCCGGTGAACCAACCCGCGGCTCGTCTCGTGTCCAGGCCGACGTGTGGGGCCGGTCCGGTTCACCCACTGACACCGCTGAAGCTAAGGCCATCGCGCGCACTCTCCGCGCGGTCGCTCGCGACTTCAAAGGCACGTACGGCGGAGTCGGAACCATCAGCAGCGCCAGCGCCCCGTTCATTGTTCCGCAACCTGACCCCACCACCGGCCGTGCCCGGTTCGTGGTTGACATTCTGCTCGAAACCTCGCCATAACCCTGGAAGGACCAAACCAATGGGTGCAGACCCGCAGAACAACCCCCCAGTGCCCGCAGGGCCGGCTGAGGTACTCGACCCTCACGAGGCAGTCATGTCACCTGAGGCCGTCGCACACCGGAAGGCCCTCGCCCACGACTGGACCCAGTACGTCGCAGTCGTCGACATCCCGTACGGCAACGTCCTCGCCTACCGCGCCGGCGACCCGGTCCCAGCGTCGAACGTGAAGCGGTGGCAGTACGACACTCAAGGTTTTGTCGCGAAGACCGGCACGAAGGCTGCTGCTGCGGCTGTCGAAGCGGCTGCCCCTGTGACCCCGTCCACCATCAAGGCCCCCGGCGACGCCTGAGGCGTTCCGGACTAGAAGCAGGAGACATACCTAATGGCCGCTCCCACCGTTGTCGCACCGAACACACTGGTCGACCCCGGCTATTTGTTCTACGCCCCGCCGGGTTCCGCTGTCCCTACTCACACGGTGGTCGGTTCCAAGTTCACTGACGTGTGGGGTGCACCGTGGGTGTGGCTCGGCGCCACCACTGACGGTTCCGAGCTTCAGAACAGCATCACCGTTGAGTACATTCGCGCCGCTGAACTGTTTGACCCGGTCGGGTCGTCGGTCACGGAACGAAACGGGCAGATTTCGTTCTCCCTGATGGACATCACGCTGGCACGGTTGAAGATCGTCCAGAACGGCGGCACCATCGCTATCGTCTCTGGTACGACCACCACCCAGCTGAACAAGTACACGCCGCCGCTTCCATCGGCGATCGCCCGTTCCATGCTCGGGTGGGAGTCCACGGACGGAACGATGCGGGTCATCCTGTACCAGGCACTGAACTCTGGTGACGTGACCATGCCGTTCCGTAAGGCCCCCGACACCGCGGTCCTTCCGGTGACGTTCACGATGGAAATCCCGGCCGGGTCGTCTGTCCCGTACGAGGTTTGGACCGCTGGCGTGGCGAGGGCCTGATGGGTTCCCTCGGATCCCTCGGCACCTCCCGAGACGCACTCGACGTCGACTTCGAATGGTTCGGGTCAACAGTCCGCGCGAACCCCGACCTCACCGACATGGTCCTCGCCGACTTCATGGCGAAAGCTGTCACCGTCGACGATGAGACACCGGAGGCGTACCGGCTGCTCGAGGACTTGATGCGGCAGACCATCCACCCGGACGACTTCGACACGTACTGGCGTCTCGCGCAAGCGAACCGGCAAACCTCTGCCGACCACCGCGACGTCCTGAAAGCGGTTGTCGCGGAAGCTACCGGACGCCCTACGCTGCGGTCCTCCGAATCCTCGGATGGGCCGAAAGCCAGCGTGGACGAGTCGGAGGCCGCCTTTGTGAAGCGGGTTACCGTCGGCCGTCCCGACCTCGAGGTGGGGTTGGTGTCCAGTCTGGTGGACCGTCAGGCACGCAGGGCTGGGTGACGTTGGCGGAGTTCTGTGACGTCACTTACGGCATGTGGTGGGACGACATCCAAGCTCACACCCTCGCCGCTGTGGCGGCCGGCGTGGACATTTCACCGTCCGACATTCGCACTAAGTTCGACGAGTGGCTCGACTCAGACGTGGAAGAGATAGCGCCGGAACAGGTCGATCATCAGCGGTTACTGCAAGTGTTGGGGTTACCGAAATGACCAGAGTGGATATGGCGTCACAGGCCGCGCAGCAGGCCATCTACCGGCAGTTGTCCCGGACGATGGAAGTCAGCAACACGGTTGAACGGGTCGCTGACGCTGTCGCCGACGACGCCCGCCGCCGCGCCCCCAAAGACAGCGGGGAAGGTGCTAGAAGTATCCACGCGGAACGGTCCGAGAAAGACGGTCACGAGACGTGGCACGTGTCGTGGGACGAAGATCACGACTACATGACGTATCAGGAGTTCGGGACCGTCAACATGGAGGCTCGCCCGTTCCTGCGACCTGCCGCCGATTCGATCCGACGCCGACCACGCATGTGAGAGGAGACCGTTATGGGTTCTCTCGCTGAAGTCTTCGTCGACGTCGTCCCCGACTTCACTAACGTCGGCCCTCGCGTCAAGCGTGACCTTCCGAAACACATCCCCGACGACGCTGGTGTCGACTCAGGCAAAAAGGTCGGCACCAAGTTCGGCGACGGGTTCCTCGGGTCGTTCAAACACATCGCTGGTGGGGTGGGTGTTGCTCTCGCCACCCTCGGGCTTGGCAGCATCATCGGTGACATGTTCGGCGAAGCCCGCGAAGCTGCGAAGATCGGCCGGATTACTGAAAACGCCATCAAGGTCACCGGTAGCGCCGCGAAAGTCACCGCACAACAGGTTGCAGATCTGTCCGAGGCAATCTCTAACAAGACCGGTGTTGATGATGAGGCCGTCCAGTCCGGTGCGAACCTGCTGCTGACGTTTAAAAACGTCCGCAATGAGCTCGGCAAAGGCAACGATGTCTTTAGTCAGGCCACCGGATACGCGCAAGACCTCGCAGCGGCTGGGTTCGGTGACGCTGAGGGCGCTGCGAAGATGCTCGGTAAAGCGTTGAACGACCCGGTTGCTGGGTTGACTGCTCTCGGTCGGGCTGGGGTCACCTTCTCCGCCGATCAGAAAGAGCAGATTAAGAACTTCGTCAAAACTGGTGACCTGCTTTCGGCGCAGAAAATCATTCTTGGTGAAGTGGGGGCGCAGGTTGGCGGGGCTGCCGCTGCCGCCGCGGATCCGATGCAAAAGCTTGGCGTTATCGTCAAGAATCTTGAGGAAGACTTGGGGACCGCGTTCCTGCCTATGATTGAGTCGGCGTCAACTTGGTTGGGTGAGAATCTGCCAGGTGCCGTCAAGACAGTGTCATCGTTTTTCACGGGTACGTTGATCCCGGCATTTAAACAGCTCGGCGATGTTATCGGTCCGATGGTTGATGGTATCCGCGGATTCTTCACCGCACTATCCGACCCGAACGACTCAACTGGTGCTGCGATAGGTAAGTTCAAAGCTGTTAGTGACTTCATCGGCACTGATCTAGTTCCCAAATATCAAACTATCTTCGACAAGATCAAAGGTTTCGTTGACGTCGCCCTGCCGATCATCCAACAGTTCGCTGACGGGATGCGCGCCAAGCTCGAACCGTTGATGCCGCAAATCGAACACATCTTCACCACCATCGGCGACATCATCAAAGCCGGCCTGGACCTATCCGCTGCGATCATCGAAGGGTTCACCAACGCTGTCCGGTTCATCTGGGAGCAGTGGGGCCAAGGCATCATTAACGTCGTGTCCGCTGGTTGGAAAGCCATCATCGGCATTATCGGTCCCGCCCTCGACATCATCAAAAACATTTTCACCACCGTCACCGCAGTGATCCACGGGGACTGGGCGAAGGCGTGGGACGGTCTCAAGGGTATCGTCAAGGGCACGTTCGACCTGATTTACGGCATCGCCAACGGCGCCCTCGGCATTCTCAAAGAACTCCTGTCGGGAGCGTGGTCCGCGATACGCACCACCGCCGCCGGTGTCTGGAACTCTATTGTCGCCGATGTCGGTCGTGCGTTCGACGGGCTGGTGAACGTTATCCGCGGTCCTATCAACTCCGCTATTAGCCTCATCAACGACCTCATCGACAAGGTCAACGTTGTCCTCCCTGACGCTATGGACATCGGGCACATCGCGTTCGTCGTCGGACAGGCTCGGCAGGACCAGGCTGGTGCAGTCCGCCACGCCCGTGGTGGACCCATCCGCGGGCCCGGTGGACCCACCGACGACAAGGTCAACATTTGGGCGTCACCTGAAGAGTGGGTGATCCGCGCCGCATCCGCGAAGAAGCTCGGCCCTGAGGTCATGAGTCTGATCAACAACGCGGACCGTAACGGCCTCGACATTTCCGGTGATCCTGGCGCTCTCGGGCTGAAGTTTGCTGCCGGCGGGTCCGTTCCTGCTATCCAAGACTTCATCCGCAGTACTGATCCACTCCCCTACATTTGGGGTGGTGTCGGCCCAGGCGGATACGACTGCTCCGGTCTCACCGGCGCCGTCTACGGCAAGCTCCTCGGACAGGTTGGTGTCGGCCGACGCTACTTCGTCACCGGCTCCAACTTTGGTGGTCTCGGGTTCAAACCCGGCACCGGCGCGTACACCATCGGCGTGTCCGCCTCCCACATGGCCGGCAACCTCGCCGGCCTCGCGTTCGAAGCCGCATCCACCCGGTCCGGTATCCACGTGGGCGGGTCAGCGAAAGACGTCATGTCTTTCCCATCTCAGTACTACCTTCCTCAAGTTGGCGGCGAGTTTGTCGGAGGTGGAGGAGGAGGCGGACCAAGTTTAGGTCAGCT